ACTAGAAAGATAAAATTTACCTTTACGCTGACCGCGAACAATAGTATTCATAATATCATTATAAAAAGGTAAACCTACTTCTGGATTATTTTTAAAACTTTTTATTAACTCTCCAATACCTTCATTGCAATAATACTTTTATCTGTATGCTTTGCCCTATATTTTCTTTCAATATTATCAATTTTAACTTTAAAGAAATTGAAAATATCGTCTATACTCATATTATTAAATTTTTCTTCCATTTCAATTTCTTTTTTAGGAGATTGAATATCTTCATTATATATTTCTTTTACATTATAACCTTGTGATTTAAAATATCTTAGCAAAGATAATTTCTTAAATCTTTCATAATAATAAAAGAAATTATTTTGTTGGGCAAAGTCACTTGCATCATTTAGATATTGTAATCCATTTGCATTTTTATAATATTCATAATTAACACTATATGTTGAAAGATAATTATCAACATCTAATGGAGTTATATTATTAATTCCGCTATTAAATAAATTATATATTGCACTATATATTAGTTTGTGCATTTTTTCTGTAAAATCCAATTGTTCATCAATAAAAACTTTTGGATCGGCTAAAAGCATTGGTTCATTAATTAGACATCCCAATACTTGCATTGTGTTATTATTATCTATTAAGGAAGCTATAATACACCTCCTATAAAGAATTAATATCTATTTGTTTTTTAGGTCTGTTTCGCGGCTCAGCAATATGAACAACTTTAATTTCTTTTACTTGTTCATTTTGTTCAAATTTTGCTATAAGTTTATCTTGTTCTAATTTTTCTAATGTTGCAAATTCTTTTGCTTCTTCTAAAACATAAGGTATAATACCTATGCCGCCTTGTGATTTATTAATGTCACCTTTTTTAATTTCATAAAAATATTTTAAAGCTAAAAGCATATCGGAATAGGAAACACCTTGTCCATAATAACTTGACATTTGCTGGTATATGCGTACACTAGGTTTTTTATAATTAAAAAGTTCACATATATAATCACATAATTGTTTTCTTTCTAATAATTCATTATAACAAAATTCATGATAATATCTTTTAGTTTTAGTATTATAAATTGCATCTTCTTCTTTTACTTCATTATTACAATGTGGACATTTTGGCATATTCCTCCAATACAAAATAAGCCGATATATAAACTACATATCGGCTTATTAAATTTATATTTTAATTATATATTAAATTGTTATTTATGTCAAATTAATTTGTTTTAGGTAGAAGTTGTTTAAGATCTTCAATCACACTTTCAACTAAATCTTGTTGTTCAGGGGTAGCTGTAGAAAGTTTAATTGGTTGTCCAAAATATTCTGTAACAATAGCCATTTTCTTTTCATTCCATTCAGGAGTTTTAGGGAATTGATTCCAAATCATACCAGCTTCTTTCATCGTTTCAGAAAATGGACGTTTTGTTTCTGGAGCATATACAATTTCTTCATTTGTAATAAGAGATAAATCTCCTTTTGTATCTGATTTAATCGCTCTATCAATTTCTGCAATTAATGCTTCATAAGTAAATGGAAATTTATCAGACATTCCACCAAATCTTGAACCAGCAGTGATAAATGGAGTATTGCGACTATAAAAATATCTATGTTCAACACCATTATCATCCCATTCTTGACCAATATAAAGAATAAAGTCTACAAGAGCATTTACAACTTTTAAAGTTCTTTTATCTCCAAGAGGTTGTAAAACTTCAATATCTTCACCTTTATTATTCTTAGCTGTTTTTACATCTTTTTGTGCTGTAAAAGCAAGTCCATAACCAAGCATTGTAATTTTACGAAAAGTAGAAGCTAATTCCTTTTCATACTCTCCAAAGCCCTGGCCATAAGGAATATCTTTTAAAGCATTAATACCATGTTGCTGGCAAATATATTGTTCACAAAGCCCTGCCGCAAGATCAATAGTATCAATTATGATAGTTTTATACATATTTTTCATTTCAGGAGCTTCAAGTAATTTTACAATACGTTTAAATTCAGTCCATTTATTAATATCAATAACTTTAATATCTGGAATTGCGTTATAACCTTTTTCAAAGGCACAAAGTAAAGCATCTGGAAGGCTTTTAGCACAGAAAGAGGTCTTACCAGACTTATAGCCGCCGTAGATCAGCATTGTTTTAGATGCTAAATTTGTATTTACTTTATTAGGTTGAATATTAAGTAGATCGTTAAGTTCAATTGCCATAATTTTTATTTTCCATATATTCTAAAAATTCATTATATTTTTCTCTTTTTCTAGTTAATTCTATTTCATCATAACTATCTTTATAAATATAAGCTAAAATTTTTAATAATTGTTGATTTCCACTAATAGAAAAATAAAATACTTTACCTCTATTTTCCATTTTTAATTCAGGTTTTTTAAGTATTTCTTTTATTCCTTTTAATAGCTCTTCTGTTCCTGTAAATCCAATATGAAAATTTGTTTTTAAATTATAATTACTCCAACCTAAATTTCCGTCTCCATCCATCACTCCTCTTATAAAATGGGAATATAACTCTTCAGGAAGTTTATCATATGGAAAATTAAGTTTTAAAGTTTTATTTGGTATACATCCTTTATCTGCCAAATCTTTAGCCATTTGCTTATCTCTGAAAGAGATTTTAACTTGAGGAAAATCTTTATTGTTTCTATGAGTAATAGGATATTGTATTTTATTATTAATAGCTCCTATAGCTCGTTGAAATTTTTTTATATGAGATTCATCAGAAATTTGAAGAGCAAGACTAATTTCATCATTAGAAATATTACCATCAGCATATAAAAAACCTAACCAATAAGCTTTTTGTGGAGTATTTATTTCTTTGAAAAAACTTGAATCTTTAGGATATCTCAAATGATGAATTTCTGAAAGAGATAATATTTTAACTCCTTGTTTTCTTAAAGCTCTCCTAATAGATGTTCTTGTAGTATTAAATTCTTTTGCAATAAGAGGAGTACTATAAGTTTTATAATATTTTTTTACGACATAGTCTAATTGATCTTGAGACCAAATAATTCTACCACTATTGTCGTATTTTAATTTCAGTAGAATTTGAGTTTCCATTTTTTATCCTTTATTTAAAATCCAAAATCATCTTGAACAATAGACTTTGCTGCAGGTTTTTTTGCACCTTCAATTAGTTCTTGTTTCCGACGCTCTCTATCTGCCAATCCATTTTTGATATCTTCTGGAGAATATGAATAATCAAGTTCTTTTGGCTCACTTCCAGAAGTAATTATATATTCAATTCTATTGTATGTACGAGTTTCTTCTTCAGGTTCACCAAATCCGCCTTCAGATTCTTTTGAAATTGTATTAGTAATAGTTTTACTAATAATATTTCCAGAAACAGATACACAATCTTTAGCTTCCCAATTATTAGAAATATAACTTACAGCTTGATCACTTTCGGCAATAAAATTAATAATATCCCAACGATTATATTGTTCAAGAATACCTTCAATAATAAGCCTTCCAGTTTCATCACCATCACTATTAACTTCATTTTTAATACTCTTAATGCAAATTCCACAAGTAAATTTAGCTTTTGGTTCTTCACTTGCGCCAAGAGTAAAAAATGAACCTGATACTCTAGTTGAACTTACAATATTTCCATTAAAACGAGAAGCAAACATATTTTCTTCAAATCGGCAAGAACCTGCACGAATTTTTGTGGCTTTTGTAATATCTCCACCACAAGCCGCAAGACTTACACCTTTATCACAAACATTTATAATTTGTGTATATGCAGGATTTGCGGTTCCAGCTTTAGTTTTATCGAATGCAAATACATAAATAGAAATATCACTTTCACCTACACGAATTTTAATATTTCCTGTTACATATTTACGACCATCTTTTTCACGTTGTTCTACATTATTTTCACTTAACAAACCAACAATATTTACTTTATTATTATCTTTATAATTCATTTTATTTATTCTCTTTATTTTATATATGTATATTCTAATTGCAATTATAATTTACAAACTATAGATAAAAATACCCCTATATATTTACTACATAGGGGTATGTATAATCACTTACAAATTATTCACCAACGTAGGAAATGTAACGAACCTTTTTAACTGCTGGTTTACCTTCGGTGTCTGTCACTGTAACTTCAACAGGTTCAGAACGCTGAAGAACATTACCACCACGAGCTGTAGCCCAATAAGTAACCATAGGATTAACCTGCTTTGCAGTAAGACCAAGAGCTGCGGCAAGAGTATCCTGAGTAATCATTTCACCAACGTGTTCCTTACAATATTCCAAAACTTTAACAGTATTTTCACTAGCTGCCATAATAATAAATTTCCTTTTCTATATTTTAATTATTTTTATTTTTAATTATATATTAATTTTATATTACTTTTGATATTATGTCAAAAATATTTTAGCTAAAATATTTTAGCACCTCTACTATTTCTATTTAATTCAGGGATATTTTCTATTTCAATATCTCCAAAATTTTCAGAATAACAAATACGATCATCAGCTGTAAGACTTTTAATTTCTATAAGCTGTTCATCATCAATGAGTTTATGAACCATACGTCCTTTTGTTCCTCGTGCTTGTACAGGAAATTCCTCAATAGGAGTACGTTTAATAAGGGCACTACTTGTTATAGTAGCAATATGTGTGGTATCTTTAGTAACTAAAGTTGCAGATACGACTTCATCATTAAGACCAATTTTAATACCTACAACACCCTTTGAACCTGATTTAAGTTCTCTAAAAGAAGTTGTATCAAAATGAACCGCTAAATTATCTTTAGTTGCAATAATCATTTCTTCAGTTCCATCACCAAAAAGAACTGAAACAAGTTCATCATGATTTTCATCTTTAAAAGAAAGAATTGTTTTTTCTTTTTTAATTTTTAAAAATTCTTCTGTATTCATTTTATTTACCATACCAAGTTTAGTAATAAAATAAACACTATTAGCTTGTTCAAATGGATTGTATATAGCTACAGTATGTTCATTTTTTTCATAATTAAGTTTTGCTGCAATATCACCTTCAGTTTCTTCTGTAAAAGATTCCATTGTAGTTTTATAACATTTACCTAAATTAGTAAATACATAAAAATTATCTTCTGTAGTTCCACTCATAATATATTTAATTTTATCCTTTTTGTAAACCTTAAGTTTATTTTTACTTCTATCCTTTACTACATACTTATCTTTTGATGTTATATAAACATCAATATTTTTTATTTCTTTTGGTGGTTCCTCATCTTTGTAATCATCATAAACAATTGTTCTACGGGAATCACCAAATTTCTTACTAACTTCATTCCAACCATTGATAAGCTGTTGATTGAATTCATTTTCATTATTTAATATAATTATAAGTCTATTTGCTTCTTGAGTCAAATTTATTTTTTCTTGTTCTAATTTTTCAACTTCAAGTTTAGCTAATGAAGCAAGTTTAATAGCTAACACAGCTTTTGCTTGTTCTTCATCAAGAAGAAAATTATATTGAAGATTAATGCTTGCTGCACTGGATGAAGTTGAATTTTTAATTACTGAAATAACTTCATCAATTTGCGCCAAACAAATAAGTAAACCATCAATAATATGTATTCTATGTTCAATTTTAGCTAAATCAAATTTAAATCCTTTACGATATACTTCTTTTTCATGATCAATATGTGCTTGAAGTGCTTCACGCCAAGTAAATATTTTTGGAAAACGTCCTTTGTCAAGCATTGTCATATTAACACCAAAATAATATTGTAAAGAAGTGTTTTTATATAAATAAGATAAAACTTTATTATGATCAGCTTTTTTATTTAAATAAATTTTAATTAATGGTTCTATTCCTGTTAAATCATTGAAACGTTCAATACCAGG